CGCGAGACCAACCGGAAGAAGTCCTTTCTGGACCCCTTCCTTTCGGCATGAGTATGCCATGAGCATGCACGTGTAAGTGAGGTCCCTGGAGTCATAGAATTCCCTCGGGAGGAGCAGCCTTGCTGCCTCCATTCAACCGGGAATCAATACCGGCGAGAAGGGTCTATGATGTACCAGGGTACAGCTCCGATTGGAAGTTGGGTTATCCCCAGGTGAGGTGTCTTATACCATTTGGTGTAAGACCCGAGTCTACTAAGTGAGACTCCTTGTTGGGGAATCGAATGATTCACCCTTCTTGGTATGGAAGATGTCGCTTCCTATAAATCAGGGTTGCTACCCTTAGCCTACGGAGGGAGAATCGGGGTGATTCTCCTGACTTGGAGTTCTGCTCTGCAGAGACTCCCTCAGTCTAATCCACTGACCCCCGCCTCAGGGGCGCCTACGGCCCTCCCAATTGGGAGCATACCGAAGCGGTCAAACGGATTAATTTATTAAATTAATCATGTTAAACCTACTTGTCCGTCTCTTGACGATGACTCGCCAGAGTAAGATAAGAGGTGCAACACGCTTGACTAGGCGGCTGCGTTTAACGACGCAGCAACGGCTAATCGCGCTATGCATTAGTGTAGCGCGGTTAGCAGTCGGAGGGATGACGCGGGATAGACTCAGAGCCATTTATTCCTTTTCTAAGGTAGTGATTCTTCTTTATAGAACCCGAGGTCAGAAGGGTCTGGTCTTGTGGTTAAAAGCTGCCAATGTCTGTCTTATGACAGCCACTGGTGGTTCTCCAAAGAAGGACAGTCGGGAAGTTGGTGCGTTCGTCGCTTTATCACGGAGCGGTATACCGCGGTTAATACCTGCGTTACACCGTCACCGAATAAGACGAGGAGACGACCAACTCCTCCGGCTGTGGTTATCCCTCTTTGGGCTCTTCCGGGTACTGAAATACCCGGCGGAAATCAAGACGGAGACCATTACTCGTCCTGGAGTAGAACTCTCAGTTGCATTCCTATCCTCTTGGGAGACATGGTTAAAAGACCATTTCTTCAAGGGAGTAGAGAGTGTAACTGATGAGAACTATAAAGGGATGAACCCTGAATTATTACCAACACCCGAACTCCTCGCTCTTGCCCAGAGTGGAGCGTGCTCAAAGCCTCAGATGAGTTCTTTCTCATCTAGGGCTTGGGCCGCTTACATTTGGGTGACCGGAGCGATGCATGTACCAGGCCCTAAGCATAAGGGTCGTGAGATCCCTCCCAATTGGGGAGAGTCTCTTCCGTGGTATTTGCATTATTGCGGTCAATACGAGGGAACCAAGTCTCTTTGGACGAAGATGGAGGCCGTGGCGTCATATGACCCCACGGGGTATCCATTCGCAGGGAGGCTTGCTACCAAGTTGGAGGCTGCGGGTAAGGTTCGTGTGTTTGCCATGGTCGATTACTGGACTCAGGTTGCCCTGAAGCCTCTGCATGATAGTATCTTTGCTATGCTAAAAGAGATACCTAGTGATGGTACTTTTGATCAGCATAAGCCTGTTAAGGCTTTGATCAAGAGGAACAAATCTGGGTATTTAGCTAGTTTTGATCTATCTGCAGCGACGGATCGGCTTCCAGTGCGGATCCAGCAATCGATCCTGGCGGTGATGTTTAATGCTAATTTTGCTCAGGCTTGGAAGTCCCTGTTGGTAGATCGCGAATACGCGCTTCTACCATCGGTTAGGGATCGTCCGGACGATCCGATTCACCTTTATGATGAATCATCGCGTTACCGGTACGCGGTTGGCCAGCCCATGGGGGCTTACTCGTCTTGGGCAATGTTAGCATTTACGCATCATGCGATAGTTCAGTTTGCTGCCTTTAGGGCAGGTGTAGATGGCTGGTTCAAGGACTATGCTGTCCTTGGTGACGACATCATCATTGGGAATGAGGATGTCGCGAAGCACTACCTGAGGGTGATGGAGATCCTGGGCGTTGAAATCGGATTAGCAAAATCCTTGATTAGTATGAATAAATCAGGTGAGTTTGCGAAAAGATTTTACCGCTCAGGAGTGGACGTCTCTGGTTTACCATGGAACTTGTGGCTCATGTCTCAGCAATCGCTGAGTGCATGCGTCGCAATGTGCCAATGGTTAAACCTTGGATGGACACCCTCATTATCTCAGGCAATGGCAGCGTTCGGGGTAGGAATGAAGAATATGGCTCGACTAGGTTCTACCTGGGAAACTCTTCCCAGGCGCCTGGCCGCGCTTATAGTCATCATAACCCACCCTGACTCTAAAACCGCTTTTTCTAAGGCAAACTGGCTCGAATGGGTTGGGTGCCGTGGTCCTCAGCTCCCCCAGGTTTGGGGGGATGAGGCGTCGACGTGGGTCTCACCTTGGATGGATTCGCTCGTTGAGCTAACCAACCAATGTGAAGAAGTCCTCGATCGGCGACACAAAGACGTATTCTTTTCAGAGTTTACGGCCTCTGTGGACCCGGTGATCCAAGGGATTCTATCCAGGACCAACGCTGAGTTGGTCGTCTTAGAAAGGCGGATTCAGGTAGTCCGTGATACCATAACCCATTTCCATCGGCTCGGTATTTCTCTTCAGGCGCGGCAGATTTCTGCCGTTATGTATCAAGAGATACGTAAGCTAGAGAATTCGGTGGCGAGAATTCCTCTTCCTATCGCGGAACTCATCCGAGCTCGCGAAAAAGAATTGGAACCTCGCTTTTCCGATCTCTACCGTCTGTGGAAGAATATTCGAGTCCGAGGATCGAATACCTTTGGTCTCGGGATACCGGAAGGTATCCCACGGATACGTCCTTCCTCAGCTCCTTATCCAAAGGAACTAGAGGTTGATTAGGACGGCCGCGGGCCTTGGTCTACTCCACATCCACTGTCACCGATTGTTGGTGAGGTAATGGCTTACCAGATTTGTGATAAGTTGTGGAGCCCAGGGTTCCGCGTTACCGTTACGTCTTCCTCGACCTTCTTTTACAACTCTTGTAATAGATAAGAAGTTGTTGTCCATACGTTGGGAGTGATCCCAGTGTCACTGGCCCTCTTCTGGTGAGGGGAGGTGGAGGCGAACGTGGAAACCGAGATACGGGTTATTTGATTAAGATGGGGGTATGACCTATCCTTCCAGGCTATTAGCAACAGTCTGGACCCCCGGGAGGGGGGCTAATCCTTTCGACGCACTCCTTACTGCCTCTCAATTGAGGTGACGTCATCTGACGTTTCCAATAAGGTTGAGATTGCGTAAGGATTAAAATATAGTGAGCATGTTTCAGCTCTGTCAGGACCGGATTACCCGGGTGCATGGCAAGTGCACTCGGGGGGGCCGATTATCCTGTCTTCCCTCCCTCGCCTTTGCG